ATGAGTGCCGTGTTCCGCGAGTACCTGCGCGCGAAGGCCATCCTCATCGCCGTCGTCCTCGACGAGACCTGGGCGAAGAACAACTACGCGGTCGAGATCGCGCACATGGACTTCGTCGACGCGCGCGCGGAGCTCCGGTCCTGATGCCCTGGGCTCCGCTGGTCCCCTGCGCTGCGCGGCCGTGCCCTGAGCGCGTCCGCCGTGGGCGTTGCTCTCGCCATGAGGCCGAGCGGATGCGCGCGTACAACGAGCGCCGCGGCTCCTCGACCGCGCAGGGCTACGGGGCCGAACACCAAGCGTTGCGTGCGCAACTGATCGCCGAGCGTGGCAACTTCTGCGAGGACTGCGGCGGCTCACCGATGCCAGCGAACCCGCTCGACCTCGACCACCTCGACGGGAACAAGTTCAACCGCTCCCGCGCGAACCTCCGCCTCCGCCATCACGACGAGCATTCGCGGAAAACCGCCCTCCTCGACGGCCGCTGGGGAAAGCCGGCTCTTGTTGGGCGCTAGGGGACCGCAGCCGAAGCCGCGCGCGCTCCGGGTGCTCTCGGGCAACGCCTCGCACCGCCCGCTCCCGGAGGAGCCGCAGCCGCGGGCGATCCTCCCCGATCGGCCGAAGGGCATGAGCGCGCGGGCGCGGGCCGTTTGGGACGACCTCGCGCCCCGGCTACAGCGCATCGACCTCATCACCGAGATCGACGGCGCGCAGTTCGTGGACCTCTGCGAGCTCCAGGCGTCGCTCGAGGCCATCCGCCGCTCTCGCCGCGGCAAGGCCTTCACGGTGAAGCTGAAGAACGGGCCCGAGATGGCGGCCCCGCTCGTCACGCTCGAGCTCAAGGTCATCAAGGAGCTCCGCGCGCTGCGCCAGTCGTTCGGCCTCGCCGCGAGCTACCGGGTGAACCTCGCCCCGAAGCGCGGAGGCGGGGACGAGGGCGACGATGTCGATGGTTGAGTGTCGTGTCCGGGCTACTTGACCGGTGGGCCTCAGCTGGACCCTCCGCGATCGGATGCCGAAGCACCGTGAGCGCGACGGTGAATTCTTCTTCGACGTCCACGCGGCCGACTACGCGGCCGGCTGGTGGAATCGGCATATCCGGATCCCGGACGGGCCCAAGTACGGCCGGAAGTACGTCCTCCCGGAATGGCAGGAGCGCGACCTCCGCGCGCTCTACGGCTGGCGCCGCGCGGGCGGCGGTCGCCGCTTCACGCGGTTCGGGTGCGCGGTCGGGCGCGGCAACACGAAGTCCTCGTTTGGCGGCGGCATGGGCCTCCTGGGCCTCGCCGGTGAGCACCGGCCGACCGCTCGCATCATCGGTGCTGGCCACGACAAGCCGAACGCCGGCGAGATCTACACGTACGCGAGCCGGATGGTCCTGCTCGACCCGTCGCTCAAGCGCCACCTGCGCACTCTTCCGGGTACGAAGCGCATCCTGCGGCGCAGCAACACCGGAAGCTACGAGATCATCGCGTCCGAGCCGAACGTCGGTCACGGCAAGCACGCCACGACGCTGCTCGTTGACGACCTCCAGGCGCACAAGCGCGCGGAGTTCGTGCGAGTGCTCCGTTCCGGCCAGACCGATATGGGCGACGACGAGATGCTGATCTCCGATCCGCTCGAGCTCGACTTCATGACCGCCGGCTCGAACCGCCGTGGCATCGGCTTCGAGGAATGGCAGTTCTGGCTGCAGGCGCTCGAGGATCCGTCGCTCGCGCCCGACCTTCTGGTCGACATGCACTTCGCGGACCCGACCGACGACATCGAGGACCCGAAGGTCTGGCTGAAGGCGAACCCCAACCTCGGTATCTCGGTCAGTGAGGGCTTCATCCGCAAGCGTGTGCACGAGGCGAAGACCAGGCCGTCCGAGCTGAACGATGTCCTCCGCTACCAGTTCAACATCTGGACCGACGCCGAGGTCGCGAAGTACACGATCGCGCAGTGGAAGTCCTGCGCCGGCGGGCTTCTCGACGAGGCGAAGCTCGTGGGCCGCCCCTGCCACACCGCGGTCGACCTCAGCTCGTCGCGCGACCTCACGGCGATCGCCCACTACTTCCCGCCGATGGACGGCGCGAAGGCGCAGCTGCTCGTCCGCCACGTCATCCCGCGCGCGAACATCGAGGAGCGCGTCCAGCGCGACAAGGTCTCCTACGACGTCTGGGTCCGCGAGGGCTGGATCCGCACGACTGCCGGCGACGTCATCGACGAGACCGCAGTCGGCGACATGCTCCTGGCGGACCTTGCGCGCTTCAAGCCTCGCGAGCTCGCCTACGACCGCTGGGGCATGGACGGCGTCATCCAGCGGGTCCAGAAGGAAATGCCGAACCTCACCCTGACGCCGTTCGGCCAAGGCTTCCAGAGCATGGGCCCCGCAATGAAGGCATTCGACCGCCTCATCTACGGCCGCGGGGTCGAGCACCACGGCGACAAGGTCCTCGCCTGGCAGGCGGGCAACCTCGTCGTCGAGACCGATCCCGCCGGCAACGAGAAGCCGACCAAGCGCAGCTCCCGGGAGCGCATCGACGGCATGGTCGCCTCGATCATGGCGGTCGGCGCCTGCGCGCTCATGACTGACGTCGAGTCCGCGAACCTCCCGGCGGCCGCGGAGCGCAGCGAGGCGCCGATCGCGGCAGGCATGCGGACTCGGGTGTTCTGATGCTGGCCGTCGACGGACTCCGCGCGACCGGCCGCGCCCTCGCCGCCGCGTTCACCAGCGCCACGCTCGGCGAGATCGGCCGGCCCGGCACAAAGCACCTCGCCGGCAAGATCATCACCGAGGAATACGTCCCTGAGCTCACGGGAACGCGCGCTCTAACGATCTTCGACAAGATGCGGACCTCGGACGGCGCCGTCGCCGCGACGCTCCGCTCACTCAAGCTGCCGCTCCGCGCGGCGAAGTGGGACGTCGAGCCCCCGGAGAACCCGTCCGACCTCGAGCGCGAGGTCACGGACCGCGTGCGCTTCAACCTCTTCGAGGGCATGTCGATGACCTGGGAGGACCACCTCCGGCAGCTCCTCACGCACCTCGACTTCGGCCACTACGTCTGCGAGAAAGTCTGGCAGGTCTCCGAGGACGCGCCGGCGACGACGCCGACGCTCGAGTTCCGCCGCGGCCGCGGCGAGATCGGCGCCGACGTCCTGCGGTTCAACCGCGATGACGGCACCACCGCGGTCGTCGATCGCAAGACGTTCTACCTGGCGATCGGGCGCTTCGCGCGCGAGCCCCAGATCACCCTGCGCAAGCTCGCGCCGCGGCAGCAGCGGACGATCAACAAGTGGAACACCGCGCAGGATGGCGGCCTCGTCTCGGTCGAGCAGATGCTCCCACTCGGGTCCGATATTCCGCGCGCAACGATCCCCATCGACAAGCTCCTCGTCTTCGTCAACGAGAAGGAAGGCGCGAACTGGACCGGCCGGAGCGTGCTCCGCCCCGCCTACAAGCACTGGTTCTTGAAGGACCTCTATTACCGCGTCGACAGCATCGCGACCGAGCGGTTCGGCGTCGGGATCCCGATCATGAAGGTCCCGAAGGACAAGGCCGAGGACAGCCAAACGCGCGATCGCGTCGCCGCGATCCTCCAGGGCGTCCAGTCCCACGAGAAGGCGTACATCATCGAGATCGAGGGCTACGAGTTCCGCGTCGACATCCCGGGCGGGCGCGGCAAGGAAGCGCTGCCGATGATCAACCACCACGACTGGATGATCGCGGTCTCCGTCATGGCCCAGCATCTCATGCTCGGCGCCGGCGACACCGGCTCGCACGCCCTCTCGGGCGACATCACCTCGCTCTTCCTCATGGCCCTCGCCGCGAGCGGCCGCGAGATCTGCTCGGTGCACGACCGCTACCTGATTCCGCAGATGGTGCGGTGGAACTACCCGGGCGTCACGCGCTTCCCGCACCTCACGGTCGGTCGGATCGAGACGCGCGACACGGGGAAGCTCATCGGGGTGGTGAGCAACGCGGTGCAGGCGGGCGCGATGGCGTACGACCGCGAGCTCGACAACTTTATGCGCGGGGCGCTCGGCGCCCCCGCGCTCCAGGCGGAGGCAACGAAGGTGCCGGACGCTCTCGATGGCGTCGACCTCATGGCCAAGCGCGCGGAGGCCGTTGGCGCACTCATCCGCGCGGGATTCGAGGCTGACGCCGCGCGCGAGGCGGTGGGCCTCCCGCCGATCAAACACACCGGCCTGCTGCCGATCACCGTCACGAAGCCCGACGGCAGCACCCCGCCGCAGCCCGAAGGAGGAGCCAGTGCCTAACCGCGTACTCGCGAAGCTCAAGACCCGCGACATCAAGGGCGTCGAGATCCTCGATGAAGGCGTGTGGAACGCCTCGACGGGGACCTGGGAGGTGACGCGCGACACCACCGAGCGGATCCTTTCGAACTTCAAGTCGCTCGGTGAGCTCTGCGTCCCGCCGCTGAAGCTCGGCCACAGCGACGACCAGGCGCTCCTCCAGGCCGATGGCTACCCGGCCGCCGGCTGGGTGGAGAGGCTCTACCGGAAGGGCACGAAGATCCTCGCCGACTTCGCCAAGGTCCCGGAGAAGATCGCCGAGCTCATCGACGCCGGTGCCTACCGCAAGGTCAGCGTCGAGGTGTGGAAGAGCTCGACCTTCGACGGCAAGAAGTACGACGACGTGCTCATGAGCGTCGCGCTCCTGGGCAACGAGGTGCCGGCGGTCTCGACGCTCAGCGACATCGTCGCCCTCTACGCGAGCAAGGCGCCGATCACCTTCGCCCGCGACCACGAGGCCCACCTCGTGCTCTACCCGGGCCCGAAGCGCAAGGCCGAGCTCGGGACGGACACCTCGACGGACGAACGGCACACCGCCGTCGACAACGCGATCCGCGAGAAGTTCGGCGCCGGCCTGTCGGGCTACGACTGGCCCTGGCCCGTCGAGTGGTTTGACGAGGCCGGCTACGTCGTGGCCCGCGGCTCGGATGTCCGGCACTGGCAGATCCCCTTCACCTTTGGCTCTGACGGCTCGGTCTCGCTCGGCACCGAGATCGAGGTCAAGCAGACCTGGCGACCGATCAGCGAGATGGCCGGAGACCCCGGCACGAAAGACGAGGAGGCAAGCATGGACGCCAAGCGAATCGCCGCGGCGCTGGGTCTCTCGGCCGACGCAACCGAGGATCAGGTGCTCGCGTCGATCACGACGATCAAGGCAGCGAGCCCGGCGAAGCTCACGAAGGCCCAGTGCGACGAGAAGGGTGGGACCTGGGACGAGGCCGCGGGCACGTGCAAGATGCCCGAGTCCGCAAGCGCCACCCTCGCGGCGCGTGTCACGAAGCTCGAGTCGGAGAACACCGAGCTCAAGACCGCGGCCGCGCGACGCGACACGAAGGACGCGGTCGACACCGCGATCCGCGCAAAGAAGCTGGCTCCGGCACAGCGCGTGTGGGCCGAGACCTACGCGCAGCAGGACCCGAAGGGCTTCGAGGCGTACGTCAAGGACGCCCCGGAGATCTTCAAGGCGAGCGGCGGCACCGAAGCCGGCGCCGACGAGACCGACGACGACGGCGTCACGAAGATCCGCGCGAAGACCGCCGAGTTCATGAAGGCGGACCCCGCGATCAGCTACGGCGAGGCCCAGGTCCGCGCGTCGCGCGAGCTCGCGACCGCGGCCCGGTAAGGAAGGAGAGAAAAGATGCCGCAGAACATCCTCACGATCTCGCGTAGCGCCGACACCGACCTCAGCCTCAAGCAGTACTTCCTCATGAAGGCGACGGCGACGGGCGTCGATCTGAACGGAACGCTGAACGGCCCGGTGCTGGGCGTCCTCACGAACGATCCCGTAGCGGGCAAGGCCGCCGCGGTCCAGGTCGAGGGCATCGCGCGCGTCGTCGCCGGCGGCGCGTTCGTGGCCGGCGATCCCATCAAGAGCGACGCGGCCGGCAAGGCGATCAAGCAGACCGGCGAGGCGGTCGGCGTACAGGTGTACGTCATCGGCATGGCGCTCGAGGCCGCGGGCGCCGACGGGGACCAGGTCGACATCCACATCCGTCCGCACGTCGTCAACCTCGCGATCACGTAGGACCGAGTCGGAAAGGAAAGGAACCAGACATGAAGACCCAGATCATCAACGGACGCAGCGTGGTCGATGCCCTCAGCGTCCGCAAGCTCGCGACCCCCGGCTCGGTCCACATCGACCAGCTCATGACCGACTTCGCGATCAACTACGGCAACCTGCCGTTCATCGGACGGCAGGTGTTCCCCACGGCTCCGGTGCAGAAGGAGTCCGACAAGTACGCGATCTTCAACAGCGACCGGCGCCAGCAGCGGGTCAAGACCGGTCTCCGCGCGCCGAAGTCGCGCGCCGAGGTCGTCGACTGGAAGCACACCACGGCGAGCTACGCCTGCCAGGAGTACGCCTTCGCCGCCGGTGTCGACGACCGCGAACGCGACAACGCGGACGCACCGATCGCGCCCGACCAGCGCGCGACGGCGGCCGCGGTCACCGCGATCGAGCTCGCGATGGAGGCACGCATCGCGACCCTCGTGACCACGGCGGGCTCATACGCGGCCGCGCACAAGACCACGCTGGTGGGCGCGGCCCAGTGGTCGACCGCGGCCTCCGCGGTCCTCAGCGTCAAGCTGGCTGCGGACGAGGCGATCCAGGCGGACGCCGGCGTCCTGCCGAACAGCGCGATCATCCCGTTCAAGGTCTTCAACAAGCTCCGTCTCAACACGGAGGTGAAGGCCGCCTTCGCGGTCGGCGGCGTCGCGAGCAAGACCGGCCTCGTCACCCGTGAGCAGCTCGCCGCCTACTTCGACATCGACGTCGAGCGGCTCTTCATCCCCGGCGGGGTGAAGAACACCGCGGCCCTCGGCGCCGCGGCCACCCTCGCCGACATCTGGGGCGACTTCGCCTGGTTCGGTTTCGTCGACCCCGGCGCGACCTCGCCGCTCGACGGCATCACCTTCGGGAAGATCTTCGCGAAGGCCCAGGAGGGGCTCGCGCGGCTCACGCGCGAGTTCCGCGACGACCCGGCGCGCACCGACTACAAGGAGGTCTCCGAGATCACGGACGAGAAGATCACCGCGATCGAGTGCGGGTACCTCGTGAGCGACACGCTCGCCTAGACCCAGTGACACGGCCCGGGGGCCGAAAGGCCCCCGGGCGAGAAAGGAGGAACGGTGAGCAGCTACGCCTTGGTTACGCGCGTCATCCAAGAGCTCGGCGCCTACGGCAAGCACCTGACCGGGACCTCCGTGCCGACGCAGACCCAGGTGACGAACGACATCCTCCCGGACATCGCCGGCGAGATCGACGGCGTCCTGGCCGAGCGCGGCCTCGCCGTTCCCGTGACCCTTGCGGGCCTCACCGCTCTCGGCGTCGATGCCACCGTCGCGGACCGCTTCATCAAGCACCTCGAGGGCCTCAATGCGCTTGGCGCAGCCGCGCGCGCAGCGGCGCAGCTGGCGCCCCAGCTGGCCACGAAAGAGGACAGCAGCTTCCCCAAGTGGCTCCTCGATTTGTACAACGCCGGCCTCGCGCGCCTCCGCTCGGGCGAGGGCGTCCCGAAGGCCTCGGTCGGGAGCGCGGGACTCCCCAGCGCCCACTGGACGACGAACCCCACCGACCCCGACACGGACGAGGAATGGACGCCGATGATCACGCGTCGAGGGCTCATCTGGTGAGCGTCCCCTACCGCATCGAGATCGACCCGCACGTGCTCCAGGAGCGCCTCGCGCGATTGAAGATCGTCATCAACGACCTCCGGCCCGCCTGGGGCCCGATCGTCGAGGACTTCAAGGACCGCCAGCGCGAGCTCTTCGCCAGCGAGGGCGCCGAGGTCGGCGGATGGAAGCCGCTCGCGCCGCGATACGCCGAGCGCAAGGCCCGCCGTTATCCGGGACGGATCCTCGTGCGTACCGGCCGCCTCCGTGCGGCATCGACGGGCGAATCCGGCGAGCTCCAGGTGGTCTCCCAGCCCTCGCTGCTCCTCGTCCGGATCCTGCCGAAGTACGCGTGGCTCGTCGCCCACCGTACCGGCAAGCGCGAGATCGCGCCGGTCAACGCCGCCCGCGTACGCGCCTGGACGGCGATCATCGACCGGCACCTGCAGCGCGCCGCGGACCAGCGGGTGAGCGCGTGATCCGTCTCTCCGAGCCGTTCGTCGACGAGCTCATCGCCGTGCTCACGGCGGGCCTCGCGAGCCGG